TAAGAGAAGATCAGGCTGAAGAGGTTGGTAAGCTAGGAGTTCAGTCTATAATTGAAGCTGGTGAAGTTCTTAAACTAAGCTGCCCACTTGACGGGGAGCATAAGGTAGGAGAAAACTGGAGTGAAACACATTAATAAAGATAGCTTATGTTTTTGTAAGGAAGTAGAGAAATACCTCTCAATAAAATACGATTTAAAATTAAACAAATACGTACCTTCAGACCCCTCTGACGAATGGGAAGAATGGGAGGAGCATTATTTCGAGGGGAGTCCACCTTTCACTGTTAGTATAGGCAGTCATGATTGCTCTGTGACTACCCACTGGAGACACCCAAGTGAAACAGAGTTTGGAGACATTGATGATGTTTGTTATTACTGCGCCAAAGAAATTATAAAAAATAACCAGTAAACATAAGGGAAATAATTCTTATGAAACTCACTGATCAAGAAAAGCGTGAAAGACGAGCGGCTTACAGGGTTGCAAATAAAGAAAAAATAATGGCTTACAGGGCTGCAACTAAAGAAAAACGAAGGGCTTATAATAGGGCTTGGAGGGCGGCTAATCCCCGACTAAAGAGTGCTGAAACCAAAAGGTGGCGACTGAAGAACCCAGCCCGTGTAAGAGCAAACAAGGCCCAGCGTAGAGCCGCTCAATTACAACGGACTGTTTCATGGTCAAATAAAAAGCTGATTGAACAGGTATACAAACAAGCTAGAGCGTTGACTGTAGAGACAGGTGAACTTTACCATGTGGATCATATCATCCCTCTTAAAGGTAAGCTTGTATCAGGACTACATGTAGAAACAAACCTTCAAGCGATACCAGCAAAAGATAACTTAAGTAAATCAAACAAGTTCCAGCCGTTGACGGAGACAGAGTATGAAGCCAACTAAAATAACAAATGATAAACCTAAGCATGACTCAAGTAGGATAGGCGATCTAGCAGAGCATTACGCTATAACATGGTTGTGGGATAACGGTTACCAAGTCTTTAGAAACTGTGGATGCACAGGCCCTATTGATATTGTTGCTATGACACCTGAAGGAGAACTAACCCTGATAGATGTTAAGTCTTACAAGGATAGTCGTCTCTCTAAGAGAACAGACATGCAGAAAGAACTTGGTGTTCAGTACCTACACTACAACTCTCATACACGGAAGATACGGTTCGTGAGGCATCGCACATGAAAGATCTAGATAATTTAATACCTGATATCTATGCTGTACTTGAAGGGCTTAACTCTGACGTAGGCATAGACATACCAGAAGAACTTACAGAAGAGTTTCTTGTTAATATGAGAGAGGCTCTTGACGGTTGGTCAACCCCTCACCTACAGTCAAAGACTATCCGCATGTCTAACGTAGGTCGTCCTATACGTAGGGTGTGGTATGACATGCAAGATACCCCTGAGACTAAAGAGAAGCTACACCCTTCTACTTTCATTAAGTTTTTATATGGACATCTACTAGAGCAGATTGCAATACTACTGATTAAACTATCAGGACATACTGTAACGGCTATGCAAAAACAAGTAGAGGTTGATGGTATCAAAGGACACATGGACTGTAAGATAGATGGTGAGGTTGTTGATATTAAGACAGCCTCTAACTTCTCTTTTAAAAAGTTCTCTCAGGGTACACTAGTTAACGATGACCCTTTCGGTTACATGGCTCAGTTAGCTGGCTACGAAGAAGCAGAGGGTACAGAGGATGGTGGTTTCTTTGCTATCAATAAAGAGACAGGAGAGATTTGTTTGTTTAGACCGGGACAGCTTTCCAAGCCTAACATCAGAACTAGGATAGCCAGTATCAAAGATAGCCTAGAGAAGGATACACCTCCTGATATCTGTTACTCTGAACTAGCAGAAGGAAAGAAAGGTAACCTTAGACTAGCTTCTGGATGTGTGTACTGTCCTCACAAAGGTAAGTGCTGGAAAGATTCAAACAACGGTGTAGGTCTAAGAGCTTTTAAATACTCTAATGGTGTTAAGTATTTTACAAGGGTTATATCAATGCCAAAAGTACAAGAGGTATACTTAAAATGAATAGACGTTTATCTAAAAGAATTAACAAGAAAGCTTTAGACATCTCTACTGAATGGTTGAAGACTGTTCTACCTGACTCAGAGATTGAGAAGATAACCAAAAAGGATATCACTACCAAGAATCCTTTGTCTGCTAAAAACGGAACAGCTTGGTCAATCCCTTATTCTTATAGGGGATCTAAGGCTTACATCAAGTTAATTTTAAAAAGAAAGTTAAAAGCTTTAGATGATATTACTATACGTGATATCGAAGACAGAGTTAGAAAGACAAGAAGCTCGTGATAGAACCATCAGATGTATTAGATACAGAGCCAGAGTTAACCATTGTTAACCTAGCACGTTTCTTCCTATCACAACAAAGCACTATTGCTGATGTTCCTATAGAGGTTGTTTATCAACTTATAGTCCTGTTAGAATTAGAATCAGTAAAAAGAAAAGGGTTAGTACACTGACATGAAAAGAAAACCACGAGCTAAAAGACCTGTTGAAGAAGGTAAACCTGCTGGTTATGATTCCAAGTGGGAAAAGGTTCTACACGATACCTTGCTTCAAGAATGGGATCATCACGATGGTAAGATTCCTTATGTAATAGATCATAACTACCACCCCGACTTCACAAAAAAGATAGGTCGTAAAAAGATAATCATCGAAGCTAAAGGTAGGTTCTGGGACTTCGGAGAATTCAGTAAGTATATCTGGATAAGAAAGTCTTTACCTAGTGACACGGAGCTAGTGTTTCTTTTTGCTAACGCTGAAGCACCTATGCCTCAAGCTAAGAAACGTAAAGACGGTACTAAAAGAAGCCACGGTGAATGGGCCACGGCTAATGAGTTCAGGTGGTTTACTGTTGAGACAGTGCCAGAAGAATGGAGAAGTGAAGAATGAGTTCAGACGAAACAACTAACGAACGGATAGGATACCTTATGTTAAATAACGCAACAGCTGATGAGTGGGATGCCGTACACAGAGCTGCTAAAGATTCAGAAAGCAGTAAACAGACTGATCTTTTTCCTAAAGACTTTGATATAGTTAACAAGCCTTCTCATTATAATAGTGGTAGTATAGAGTGCATTGATGGTATTAGAGCTATGCTTACAGACGAAGAGTTTATAGGTTACTTACGAGGTAACTCTCTTAAATACCGCTGGCGTTACCCACATAAGAACGGGATAGAGGATTTAAAAAAAGCTGAGTGGTATGAGAACAAACTGCTAGAGGTTCTGGAAGATGTTAGAAAAAAACTATCTTGATAGAAAAACAGAGAGACGCGGTAAGTTTAATAAGAAGCGTAAAGGCAAGGTTACTAAAGACCACAAGAACTTTAAAAGCATTAAAATAGAAGAACTCAGAAGCTTAGAAAGCAGTGAGGACTTACAACTAGTTCAGGAGAACATAGATGGATCAGTATCAGCAGTACATACACAAGAGTAGATACGCTCGTTATTTAGACGGCGAACAAAGAAGAGAGACATGGGATGAAACAATAGACCGTTACCTACAGTTCTTTATAGATAGAGAACAGATTAATAACAACGAAGCACAGGTTTTAAAGAAGTCTATTACAGCTCAAGAAGTAATGCCCTCTATGCGTTGTCTCATGACAGCAGGTATAGCACTAGAGCGTGACAATGTAGCAGGGTTCAACTGCTCTTACCTTCCTATTGATAGTCCTCGTTCTTTTGATGAGCTTATGTACATTCTCCTGTGTGGTACAGGCGTAGGCTTCAGTGTAGAGCGTGACTACGTTAACCAGCTTCCTGTAGTTGCTGATAGCTTTCACGATACAGAGTCAACCGTTGTTGTATCTGACAGTAAGATAGGCTGGGCTAGTGCTTTCAGAGAGCTTATAAGCCTTCTCTACGCAGGTAAAGTGCCTAAGTGTGACCTGACTAAGATACGTCCAGCAGGGGCTAGGCTCAAGACCTTTGGAGGCAGAGCAAGCGGCCCACAACCTTTAGCAGATCTGTTCAACTACGCAGTACTACTGTTCAAAGGTGCAACAGGACGTAAGCTTACTTCACTAGAGTGTCATGACTTAGTATGTAAGATCGCTGACATTGTTGTTGTAGGCGGTGTTCGTCGATCTGCTCTTATTAGTTTAAGTAATGTAACTGATAACCGCATGTCTAATGCAAAGAACGGTAACTGGTACGACACTAACGGGCAACGAGCCTTAGCTAATAACAGTGCTGTTTACTCAGAGAAGCCTGACTTCGATACCTACTCAGGAGAAATGAAACGTCTCTACGATTCTAAGTCTGGAGAGCGTGGTATCTTTAGTCGTATTGCTGCTCAAAAGATTGCAGCGCGTAACGAGCGTAGAGATGCTACCTTTAAGTTTGGTACTAACCCTTGTAGTGAAATCATCCTTAGACCTTATCAGTTCTGTAACCTTTCAGAAGTTATTGTAAGAGCTGATGACACTGAAGAGACTCTTAAAGATAAAGTTAAGGTTGCTACGATACTAGGAACACTACAATCTACAATGACAGACTTCCGTTATTTACGTAACGTGTGGAAAAAGAACACCGAAGAAGAAGCATTGCTAGGTGTGTCTATGACAGGGATCATGGACTGTAAACTAACCAATGGTTCTACAGGATCTGAGAAGCTTGGTAAGCTTTTAGAAACGTTAAAGGCTGTAGCAGTCAAGACTAATAAGAAATGGGCAGAGACTCTAGGTGTTAATCAGTCTGTTGCTATCACATGCGTTAAGCCTAGTGGAACAGTTTCACAGCTTACTGACAGTGCTTCAGGTATCCATCCTCGTTTCAGTGATTACTACGTCAGGACTGTACGCGCTGATAAGAAAGACCCTCTTGCAACAGCAATGATTGAAGCAGGGTTTCCTCACGAAGAGGACGTAACGAACATATCTAACTGGATATTCAGCTTTCCACAGAAAGCCCCTAACAAAGCAGTCACTGTTGAAAGCATGGGCGCTATGGAGCAGCTATACTTGTGGAAGATCTATCAGGATCACTGGTGTGAGCATAAGCCTTCCATGACCTGTTACTACAACGACGATAACTTCTTCGCTGTCTGTCAATGGATCTGGGAGAACTTCGATAGCGTCAGTGGTATTAGTTTCCTTCCTGAAGAAGAGCATGTATACAAGCAAGCACCCTATCAGAAGATTGACAAAGTAGAATATACTAAGTTACTGAAAGAGATGCCTACGGATATGAGCTGGGACTTAGCAGAGTCTAGCGATAATACTGAGGGATCACAGACCTTAGCATGTGTTGCAGGAGTGTGTGAGTTATGAGAGCTAACATCATATCCTTTCAAGTGTACATAGATTCTAATGGTAACCTGATGACTGACTTTAGTAAGCTTCAAGAAAAAGGATTAGATCTCTTTGACGTAGAGGATAGGGTGTATGTTAAGAAAGCATTGCAGGAGGCTACTGTTAAACTAGAAGGGCTTCATAACTATTTGCAGAAGGAGCTACAGGCGTTATGATAACAGAAGATATTTTTATGTTACCAGAAACGCCTTTGGCATTAGCACTACGTGTGAACTCAGAGATTATTACAGCACTAGCACAAGTGGAACTCAGTGAGGAGAATATAGAAGTTATCACTCAGCTCTTAGAGAACCACTCTAGCTTTGTTATTGACGCAGCTGCTAAAATTGTAAAAGCAGAGAGACTAGATATAAGAGTAGTTAAGTAACTACCACTTTACTTTATCAGCCCAGTAAGCCGCGCTCATCTTACCTTTAGCAATGTTCTTACCATGCCTTGCTTTAAAAGATTTGCGCTTTGCTTTCATCTTAGCTGACTCACCTGCCTTAGGCTTACCTGCTGTACTAGCACCCTGCTCACCAAACCTAATTGTTTTAACCTTGTCACCGTCTTTAGCAACAACAACATGAGACTTCTTTGCATGTTTAGGAGTTCTCTTAGGCTTGTTGAATCCGCTAACTCCTGCTCGTTCTAATCTAGGATCTTTAGGCATTATTTTTTCCTGTATGGTTTAGTTTTCTTTGCAATCTTCTTAGGCTGTGCGCTGTGCTGCTTACCCGCCTTTGTATCTGCTCGTTTCTTCTTGGTTGTAGCAGCATACTCTTTGCTTGACAGCGCCTCTCTAGCTTTCTTCGGAAGATACCTCTCACCTGTTGCTTTCTTTCCCTGTGTTGAGGGCTTACCTGACTTAGTACCCCACTCTTCTTTAGTCCACTTCTTTAAAGACTTCTGAGACTTCTTGAGCGTCATTACTTGTACCCTCCTCCTTTAGCTTTATACTCTTTAGCAAGCATCTGAGCCTTTCGAGCAGACCACTGACCACCCTTACCACCTTTAGTACCAGCCTTGATCTTGTTAAAAAGATTCTTTCTCATGGTTGGCTTAGTGTAGTTACCCGCTTCGTTTACTTTAGATTTCTTTTTAGCTGCCATTTAGTAACTCCCTTTCCTTTTTATCTAACCAAGCTGAGACAAGTAACAACACTGTTAGAACAATAAAGCGTTTCATATTAATAGCTCCATACCCAAGGACGGTTACCTTCAGTCATATCATCTAGGTGTAAGAAGCGGCTGTTGCCTTTCTGCTGTACACCTATACCTGTGAACCCTGCTTCCATAGCAAGCTTAAGAAGCCTGTGAGCCTTGTTACCTCTTACTGCAATATCTATAGCCCGTCCCGTTGTATGCGCTCCTACAGTACTTTTAACAGCTTCTAAAGGGTGATCAGTACAACGGTAAGCACTAGTTACAATGAAAGGGAAGTCGGCTTCTTCACGCAGCTTCTCTATCTTCTGCATGAACTCTTTATCCATTCCTTCAGCGTTACAGTGTTGACAGGTTAGTTCGTCTACGTAGAAATACTTATACATTTTAAATAACACCTTGTATATTAAAAGAGTAAGACTGATCTTCGCTTATATCTTGACCTAGATAAGTTAATGAAGAATAACTATCCTTAGCTTCAGGCCTATTGTCTCCCCCACTTTTAGATTTATCAAAATCATACTTATCAGGAAGTATCGTGTATCTCTTACCTTTTTTATTAAAGCTAAACACACCTACAGTAGTAAACATTTCAAAAACAGGATCGGTAAAAGAGGCTCTTGCTAAATCAAGCAATCCGTTATCTTTCCTTTTTTGCCTATAAAAATCATTTACGTTTTCACCGCCTTTCATTTCAGGATAATCACTATATTTTATATAATCCCTCCCGTCCTTAGAGGCGTTTTCCATAGCAACTCTTAATACCTTTTTCTGCTCTTTTCCAAAATCAGATACATCTATATCACCGCCTTTTTCCCCTAAGCCAAGAAGATTACCTGCTAGAAATTTTCCAAATGCTTTAGCATTCTCAGGTATAACAGAAAAAGATGAGCCTTGTTTACTTACAGTCTCAGGTTCGGGTGAAGACCCTTCCAATAGGCTAGATTTTTCAGTGGCTTCATCGTCTCCTGTAAAGAAGCTCGTTATTTTATCTTTAAAACCCACCTCTTCTTCTTGGTAGCGTAAGTTTTGACCCACGCTTATTTTATTGGGGTCTATAACCTCAGGATTTAAAGCTCTAAACCTATCTACTGAGACTCCACGGGCCTTGGCAACAGAGTTAAAAGTATCTCCCGGTTTAACAGTATAACCTACTGCTGCATCTCTCCTTTCATCCCTCTTAGTTTGCTGGGGAAGGGCGTATTTTTTCTCTTGAATAACTGCTTCTTTTTTTACCTCTTGGTTCTGACTCCGCAACATTTGTTCTTGCACAGCTCTTACCTTCTCGGCCTCTCTTGGAGGCGAAGGCATACTTAGTTTACGCCCAGCCCGTATCTTGTTTGCATCCTCAATACCATTAGCCTTTGCTAACTCGGTCATATTCACGCCCATGCTCTGAGCTATCTGTGACAGAGTATCGCCACTTTTTATTGTATATTTAAGACTCATTCTTTTTCCTCTGTAACAAACGTAAATTAAAACCCATGTTTATATTCATTCTCCAAACCCTAGCCTCTTCAAAGGATCTTCAATCATTCCACCTTTAACAAAGCCTAGACGCTGTAAAGGATCTTGTCTGTCCTCTTCATCAACAAAAGCTGTACCAGCCTGTTGGTTATAGGGCAGACCTGTCATCTTATCTATACGTTCGTCAGGTTCTGGGGAAGCATTAGGAACATCTAACACTTCACCACCTTTATCGTATGGAGTCCTTACATACTCTTTCTCTTCTGTTTCAATCAGAGGAGAACCTGTCCACTTTTCTACTGTCTTATCTACCTGAGAGAAAAAAGGAATACTTTTCACTGTTTTCTTTAGAGCAGTTAGCACTTCACCCTCTACAACATCCACTCCTACATAGTAAGCACCCCTCGACATGCTGTCTAATAGGCTGAGAGAAGGTACTAGAGCCTCAGGCGGAGCTTTCCCGTAACTTATAGAGGTAATTGCCCCTGCCACCTTGTCAATAACAGCATTGTTAAAGCCACCGTTAAGCTTTAAGGATTTACCTATGAACTGTAAGTTCTCAGCAGTAGTGTTATCTTCTTCGTCAGGTACGTAGTTAGGGTTAAGAAGCTGTTTAAGCGAAAGGAAACCAGCGTAAACAGGAGTGGCAGCTAGTATTTTTACAGCTAACTTAGCATCCCCATTCTCCACTCTTTCTAAAAGCCTGTTAGATTGTGAGGTCTTTGCTAATGCCCAAGACATAAACTGACCCAATGCTCTCATTGCAGGGTCATTTGTCTGAGTAAACAATAAGCGGTTACCCACAGAAGGTATGATTGCGTCTCTATCTGATGCGCTACGCCCAGCCCTATCTAGAAAATTTAAAGCATTCCCCTCCTTAAAAGCTTCTTCAACTGTTCCGTACTTACCTATACTCTCTAATTCATTTTTAGTTAGCTTCAGCTCCGACAGTTCAGCCATCTCTGGTTTAGATAATTTTGCTTTCTTAGCAAGAGTAAAAGCCCTATTAACCCCGACATCATAGGCAAAGTTACGTGACGCTTTAGTTACTTTACTTAGACCCGCAGTAAAGAAGAAGAAGTCGTTGAGGTTATCAAGACGACGAGAAAAAGAACCAGTGTCGTTTTTTCTCATGAACGAAGACAGATCCCTTTCATAGGACTTATCATACTTAAAACTACTCATGGCTGAGAACTGCTCATCACTTTTCCCAAAAACACGCTGCGACACAGTTCTTGCGGCAGCAGCATAAGAGCTATTAGTAAAAGGTTGAACCAAGTCACCAAGGTTAGCGATAGACACCGTTGTCAAGTAGGTAATGTTTGCTAAAGTTGTAAAAGCTTTTATGCCTATATCAGAGGTACTGGAGCGGGGCTGACCGTATCCTCCCCAGTAAGCCTCAATAGAGCCTACCATCTGCTCTTCATACTCTTCCATACGTTTTTTTAAAAACTCTCTGTTTTTGGGATTTTTTTGTATCGCCGCGTCGAACGCTTCCCTTGTTTTCTGAAGAGCAAGGTTTATTATTTCGCCACCAGCTCCGAAGGCTTCTGAAAACTCAGCTACTTTTAAAGCATTAGTACCATACCCAGAGAGTGCATCACCCGCATGTAAGCTGAGATATCCCTGCTCGTACATAAACTTATTAGCCTCTACATCCGTCAGCTTCCTCTGTTTCTCGAAAGCTTTAGCAGCTGTCCTATACGTGTAAAGCTTCTTCGCCTTATTGTAACTAAATATAGAAGGAGTTTGAGAACCTACATACCTTGTGTTCTCTGGGTCTATATAACGACCAGAGATCTTATCTGCTGTTTCTTGGGCCTCTTCTCTTAAAGAATCCTTAGTTATTCCAGAAGGGTCATCTCCTTTTGCAAGAGCTTGGTTCTTTTTCTGAATATATAGTGCTTCCTGCATATCACTAACAAACTTAGGATAATTAAGATCTACTCCACGCTGATCCCAAAGCTGTTGAATACCATAGTTTTCTATCCTGTTGAACTTTACGCCTACCTCTCCCATTCTATTTGCTATACTATCCCGTAGTGATTCTAGTTTAGGAACCATCAGTTTAATTTCTGTAATATCTTCAGCGCCTAAAGGAGCTAGATCGTTCTTCAGCCCCCTGTAACCCGGAACAAGTTTATCTAGCGTAACAAACCCTCTCATTACCTCTCCCGCAACAGTATTCATAGATATATTTAATTCGTCTACTTTGTCATAATCAACAACTGCAACCCTTCCAAGACGAGTAAGCCAAGACCGTTCGGCAGGAGCGCCTGTAATCTTAAACAACTTAGCTAAGTACTCTGATTGTACACGTTGAGTCCTTCCTTCTACGCCTTCTACATTAGAACCCAGCTTACTGAAAAGAGTATTAGCTATTACTTTCTGCCATCCTCCTTGAGCGTCCATGCGTGTAGCAGTAGACATGCCTGTTAAATATCTCATGTGGGTAGAAGCTTGTTTTAACCAGCTTGCTCCTGCGTTCTTTATAACAATATCACCAGTAGCTTTATCTATATCAGTGAAGGCTGTAGAATTCTGTATTCTTTTAGTTGCAAGACCTAGAGAAGCACCAGCCAACGCATAGCTCCCTACATAACCCCAACCATCATCTTCACCAATAGTAGTAAGACCAATAGCACCTCCGCCTATACCATAACCAATAGGAGTAGCTACGTTCTGTAACACGCTCTGCATGATATTAGAAGTCAGAGTACCTTTGTCAGCCATATCCTCCAGTATATCTATAGAAGAAGAAACACGTTGTTCGCTATATTTAACTGCATTACTAACAAGTCGATCATTAGTCTCAGTTTTTATCTTCTGCTGTGCCTTAATCTCCTTATTTATATTAGAAACCATTGCCGTGTCTTTAGCGTTAACTGCCTTGACCCTAGCCTTATCAAGCTCTAGTAATCTTATAGTTGCTTTCTCTACTATATTAGTTTGCTCGGCAATAGAAGAGACGTTAAGAGCATCGGCAGGACTAGCATCCAAAGCGTTAGAAACTTTCACAGTAGATTCTTGCAGCTCCTCTGTTTCTTTCTTTGTTAACTTAACAGTCATCGACTGAGGTAGTCCGTTTTGAAAACGGTTAGAAGCATTTACAAAGTCTTTTTGAGAGCTTTTATCAGTAAGAATTATCTCACCCGCATCCATACGTTGCTTTTCATTTAACTGGTTCCTCCAGTTTTTTATTACTTCTCTCATGGGAGGAAGAGGAGCAGCCGAAGGAGGTATAGAATCTAATATAACAGTAGGTAGAATCTTTTCAGGATCTGTTGAATCCTCTATAACCTTTTCCATTACTTCTGTAGGCTGGCCTTTTTCTTTCCTTGCTTTTATTTTTTTAGCTACAAGACGCTGTGCTTTCTCTGCAACACCCGAAACAGTACCGCCTATTGTAGCCGCTATTAACACCTTAGTAGTATCCACTTCTCCGTACAAAGCATAGTCTCTTGCAGCTGTCTCTCCTGCTGAGAATGCTGCACCTGTCGCTACTACTGCGCCTGTACCATACTTAGCAACCCTTGCCCAAGGGAAAGCCCAGCCAACTACGTCTGTAAGACCCGCGCCTACTCTACCTGCTGTAACATAACCAGACTCATCTTCTTCTTTAAGATTTCTAAACTCTGGATAGTCTTCTAGTATTTCTTCTTGTCGCTCCCCTTCTATATTTCGGAAGGACTCAGCTACTGTGTCATCTGAAAACAGGCTTCTTCCAACTGCTTTTGCTCCTCTATAAGCTGTCCCTATAAGATGTACCTCCTGATCATAACCATAACCCATTTGCCTTGCTGTAGATATTTCATCGAGGTCTACTTCTTTCGCCTCTAACACAGAAGAAAAATCATAAACCCGTTCCTCCTTCTCTAGTTGTTGTTCGATCTCAAGAGGCTCTATTGTAGAATCATCATCAGTTTCTACATTTAGAACAGAAGAAAAATCGTAAACAGTTTTAGAATCAGCCATTATAAAGAAGCCCTAGAAGATGGTAATGCTGCTAATCCGACTCTTCTTGGCTTTTGGTATATCTGACGCATTGTATCCTCTTCAAGCTTGTTGAAAGCTGCCATGACACGGGGAGATATGTTTGGCTGACCATCTCTGACGTGACCAAGTTTTTCTGCATTTTCTTCCATATTTAACAGTAGTTGAGTAAGCATATTTTTAGCAGTTTCAGCTCGATCTACTTGAGAAACAGTCGAGTCACCTATACCATTAGTCACCATCATCTCTTTTATACCAGTAATATCTAGCATCTTGTCATAAGGATCTATTAACTGTTGAGAACTCTGCTGAATCTGCTGAGCAACTCCGGTTAGACGTGAATTATTCTTCAGATTTTCTACACCTTCATCAGTAGAAAACTTGTCAAAAATAAACCGTACTCCTAAAGCTGGATCTTTTAAAGATGTTGATTTTACCGCAGGTCTTGCGTCTGTTGGTATCATCCCAAAAAAAATACTGTCTGCAGACACAGCGTCAGTGGTTACCTTTAAGTTTTGATTTGCAGTGAATTTCATCCATTCCCCAAACATCTGAGAACTTACAGTCGGGCTTATCTTGCTACGTTGTTCAGGCGTTAGTTGTTTCATAGCCTCTATGAAGTTTTGATTATAAAAAGAAGTAAGTTCTTCTTCCATGAAACTCTTGGTCTCTGCTTTGATCTCGCTTACTTTTTTTCGATCCTTCGTACTGTCGCTATTAAATAACTTTTCTATCTCTTGAGGACTCATATTATATCGCTCAGCTGCAATAGCACTTTCAAGAACTTCTACAGTTGGCCCTTCTTGATTCCTAAACATAGCTGTTAAACTCTTAGCACTTTTGTCATTAACACCGCCTACGCTTTTAACGTAACCCTGTGTAAGACCGTCTAAAGTGTTATATTTATTTTGATTGGCAAGAACGTAAACCCTAAACTCAGGGTCTACCTCTGTTTTACCCCTAAGACTGTTAATAGCATTATCATAGTCCATTGTTTCTACTCTATTCTCAAGCTCTCTCTCAGCAGCTACTGTCATTGCGGCAAACATTTCTGGATTATCTTTTTTATAAGCGAGTAATATATTAGATACTTGTCCCGGTCTATACTCTCTAACAGCTCTCAACTTTTCTGAAAGCTCCTCCTCAAAGTTAGGGCCAGCTATGTCTTCAAAGATTTGTCTTTGTTCAGGATCACCGCCCTTAGAACCAGTTAAAATATAACGGGCTGCGTTTCCTAGTAGATCCTTTTTACCACCTGTGACTTTATTAGCTAAGGTTTTAGTAACCCTACCCACTGTAGAAGATGACCAGTATGGAGACTGTTCTTCTCGTGCTTTCAGAACATCTACATCCGGGCTACTTCTTAAGTAACTAACGGAATTTCTAAGCTGTTCTACACCTTGGTTAGCAGCTTTAGTAATAGCTTCTCTGTTATCTGCTAACGCGGTGTCAATCCAAACCTTTGTTTCCGTTCCAGAACCATACTTATCTTCTAATTGCTGCCTAAAGCTGGCTTCATAAAGCTTTATAGCGCCTTCTTCAGCAGTCTGTCCCCCTGTTGAAAGCTGGTCAATTTGTTTTTGCATATCCTTTTCTTTTTTATCGACGAGTTTAGATCTACGATAAGCAACCCGACCGGGTTCTGTCTCTATAAAACTTTTAGCATTCTCACCTAGCACTAGATTACCTAAAAGATCAGTAGCACCGCTTACTAAAGCTTTACCAGCACCTTGAAGAATAGGAGCAGCAATATAACTAATAAGTTTATCTTTCCTAGCATCTCTTCTAGCATCGTCTCTGTAGTCTTTCTCTTCTTTACGCCTAGTTCTGTACGATGAACCCATACTTTCACCGAGAATAGAATATGCTTGAGCTAAATCATTATCAGCCATTTAGTTTGCTCCTAATAAAGAACGCCCTTTAGGCGCTTCTACATTGTCTATTTTAGTTTTTAACTCTTCTGGAAACTTATCATCCATCTGCGGGTTTTTAATAGTACTCATCTTTTCAGAAAGGATAGGAAGATCTTCTTCATCGTCTTCATCGTCTTCATCGTCTTCACTAATAATAAAGTCTACGTCTGCTCTTTCTGCTAAAGCTGCTATCATGTAGGCAAGAGGTTCAGCAACCAACAACATCATGTCGGGGTTAAAGTCACCTTCTTGAAACCCTTGATAAAGTAAAACCTGAACAATATCCATGACAGCGGTTCCTTCTTCTAAAGCGTCTAATAAGTTATCATAGGCTTTCGGCTCTGTTATCATCTCGAAGAAGTTCTCTAGCACCTCAGTACGGTCTGTGTACAACGGAGCCTTTTCAAAGGGCATAGGCTTTTCAGGGTCACTTGTTAAAGACTGACCGGGTATAGGCTTGTTAAAAGATGTACCAGCTTTAAAAAAGGCATCGTCTAATTCAGTGTTTTCCATTAAGATATTGCTCCAAAGTTCTGCAACCTTTTAAAGTAGTTGGCATACGCGGCAGCGCCTCCGAATTGACCTTCTTTTACACCGTAATTACCAAATGTCTCCTCGTTACCAGCTACAAATGCGCTAAAGCCAGAGATAGGTGCAGCGACAGGCTCAGCTACTTGAGCATAAAAACCTCCGTCTCCCCGAAACTCAGGGACGTAGTTGCCATAAAGACCCGCCCTTTCTTCCTCAATTTCTAGTGGTTCTTGACCAAAGATCATGTCATTTACCCCGTCTTTCAGCAGCCTACCCGGAGTTGCTGCAATTTCCCCTAATATACGGCCCGGTGTTTCTACAACATAGTTTTTTGCTTTACCCGGTAGCTCTGCAAGAGATTCACTAAACGTTCTACCGCCCATTGCATTCTCGCTGAAATATCTTCTTCCTTTATCTAGAAGACTAGCAGGTTGTTTAGGGACAGCAGCACCAGTACCAAACTCTCCTGATACATTTATCTCTGGGACAAGGTTTTCAGCACCAGCACCAGTACCAAACTCTCCTGATACATTCAAACCACCTGTTACATCAGTTGCTTTTTTAGTTAAGTTATCAAGACCTACGTCCAATGTTGGCCCATCCTTTATAGGTGACCAGAAATCAGATACATTACCTTTAAAGTCAGTAAAACTATCAGTAACAGCTTGAGAATAGTTAGCCCATGATCCCTTCATAGCAACGCCTTCAGCTGTTTTCATACCCAGCTTACCACCTATCCATTTACCTGTTTCGGTGAAAGCACCTGTAACAGCCTGAGATACAGTCTTGTAACCAGCCTGTATAGTACTAGCAAACTGAGCACCCT